CCCCCCCCGGGGGGGGGGGGGGGGGGGTGGCGGCGCTGCCCCTCCCCTCTGGCACCCATGTTGCCTTAGGTAGACTTATTCGGTCAATCTACACAGATGGTCTTCTCATCGCTCGTGTGGCCGTCGAAGCGAAGACGAGTTCGGCGTCGCCCGCGACACGGTCAGCTAATCGTCAGATGAAATCCCGTAATCGTCAGATTCCGAAACCGTGGTGGTAAGGAAATTTGACCATTCCTTGAACCACACGAATTGATGACAGAGAACGTAGATGACTGATTGGGTGTTGATGTTAACCATAGTTCAAACAGTAGGTGGTTTTTTATAAATTACAAGGAAAATCGTTCCTCAGACCATACTTTTCAAAAGATTTACGGTCTTGATAACGTCGTCCACAGACGTGTAGTGAATTGAATTTCCATTTTTGAGGTTAAGATATAACCCAAAGTGGGTTGACTGTTTAGGGGAAAGATTCCGACGAAGACTAACTTTCAAATATTTGGAACCATCTGAGAACTGTTGACGATTTGGGTTACGACCACAACGACGAATACCATACTTCGTTCCCTTGAGGGTGTCTTTCAACTTGGACAGACGACTCATTCCCATAGAGTCGTTGTTGACAAATCCGATAAAAGTGGCAGTGGGGGTGGATGGTGAAACGATTGAGTTCATAGTTCAGACAGTAGGTGGTTTTTTATAAATTACAAGGAAAATCTTTGTCTATGCGGTTATTTCTCAGTCTTCGTAAAAACGGTCCTCTGCCATTCCCACGCATTCGTCACCCGCGTCGTCACAAAGGACATCACCGTATTTATTGGTCAGGGACTCAAGTTCGTTGTCCGTCAATTCCGTTCCATCCTCAAACACTGCGGATGAGAAAAATGCGTCCACAAACTCAGGTGCGTCCGATGGGTCTACACCGTCAATGTCATACTCTGCGATTGTTTTTCCGTTCAAGTTCATTTTGTATATTTGATTGAGATTACTGATTGAAGAAATTACAGTGAATACTGTTTTTTTATAAATGTCAACGTCAAAGAAATCAAAGATTTGATTTGACTTTATAAATTCACCGCGAATAGTTGAGTTATCAATGCGGGATGCGGTCGGGTCAGGATGCGACGGGTCGGTGAGAACAATTCGATGAGTCAAGATTCTCTATACGGGTCTAACTATTTCTCCACCCGCTTTTACCTTTCCACTTAGACCACCCCAGCGACTGTCCTGCCGGTGTTGATTCTCCAATGGTGGGACGTAAGGTAGAAAGTCCGCCGGGTTGTGTTCCCGACCCGAAAGCTCTGATACCTCTCTATCATACTCACGGAGTTCTGCTAGAGCCTTTACTAGAGGGTGTGTGTCGGGTATAATCCTAGCGTTGAAGTGCGGGTAGTGGCCTTCACTCCACAGTATCATTGCCCGGCGTAGAGCGTCTGTTGCAAAACATATTTCGGTTTTGATATACCACGTATCATTTGGTCCGTAGTTGATTTTGCTGCTCATCTTAGTGTGGGTGTGGCTCTGTCTCAATTCGCTCGCAGGGGGGGGGCACCTAATTTTTGTTTTTCAGTTTATCTTGATACCCGGTGCAAAATTATCAGTGTTGAATAGGGCCTCTGCTGATTATTTAGGTAGGTGCCCCTGACTGTAGCCTTGGGTAGACTTATTCGGACAATTTGCAGATGGTCTTCCCATCGCTCGCAAAGAATTCCACCGTAGCGTATATACTCCACAACATGAGTCTTCACACTCGTCGTAGACTCCAGTGCGTTCAGAGAGGGCGTTGAGTTCACGCTTGTATTCTTCTATCGCGGCGATGGCCGATTTTTTGTTGGGGTGTATTTTCATTTTGTGATATTGGGCGGGCCAAGAATCACGGTGTTTTGGGGACTCTTATCCATCGGCCAAGGTCTATTTCTATCCACTCCCTAACAATTTCACCATTGTCATAAATGGCGGGAATGGTGGCGGTGATGCGAATATCTTCGCCGCATTCTGCATAGCCCTCAAAATGGTCTTCAGCCTCAATCTCTGCACCATACTTCAACAACAATGAATTGAGGTCTGCCATAAACTCATTTGTTACACTCTCTTTTGTCTGTAAAATTTTACGGTCACTCATTGGTCGGGGCCCCTTAACGCTTTACAATCTTCTTATCAGTCATCCAATTGGAGCCGTAGTTTTCACGTAGCCATTCCCTATAGCCAAGAAAATTTTCGGGATCACCGAAAGCGTCCGCGGCGAATACATAGTTGTGATAGTCGCGATGGCCAGGAAGTGCAGTATGTTCTCCATACCACTCATCGAAGGATTCGTATTCGTTATTCATGTGTTATAAGTTGACTGATGCTTTTATAAAAGTCAAGCCTTCTGTTTGGCTTCGTTCCAAGTGGGAAGAAGCCGTGTTTTTTCGCGACTTACGTAAGTAAGGGTTTTTCCGTCTCATAGGTAAAAATGAACTCTGATCACCGTGCTAGCTTTTGTAAGTCATTTTCGGGCACAAAAAAGGCCACACCCGGTTAGGAGCGTGGTTCGCAATGCCCTCCCGTTGGGGAAATCTAAGCTATGCACATCATAGTGTTTGGGCGGTTTAATAGAGACGGGTCTGTCACAAAATATCCGGGGGCCACATCATATCCCAAAGATTCAAACCGCACGTGATTTCCACACTCTACCCCAAAGGCTTGGTGGCCTCCGGCGCGCCGCTCCTCAACATAGCGGACAGCCTCAGCCGCGGTTTGAAGATCAGGACCGCACGCATGAAACATCAGATAGCCAGCCTGCGCGAGGGACATGTTGGGATATACCGCGACCAACACGTTGAGCTCTTTATTTCGTTGTTTAGTTGTCATTTTGTTTGTTTATTTGTGGTTGCGAGAGGGTGTGTTTTTGTGGGTTTCAGTCCCATATTTGGGCGTTGTTTGCGAATTTCAGATTGGCGGCGTGGCGGACGTCGATTTTCGCCGTGATGGCATTTAGTTCGGCGTTGAGTTTCTGCATGTCCGCCAGTGATAGTTTAAATCCGCGTGAGGCGGTGCCATCGGGGCGGGTCCACTTTGGGTATACCTCAGCGAGATACTCGCCATCGGTTGAGGCTGGGCGGATCATTACCATCGAGCGGGGCTGATTTGCCGCAGTGGCATACTCCGACCAGATGCCCGAGCAGTGGGTGGCATCGTGACCCAGCGTGATCTCGCCGAATGTCTGGTTGTTGATTTTCATAGTTATAAGTTGACTGGCTTTTTATAGAGTGTCAAGGACTTTGATATCAGCGTCGATTCTTTTCATCTGGTGCGCTTCAACCTTGTCGTGGACTTTACTGATTCCCATATTCTTACCTTTGAGACTATTGTAAATAAGCATCGTAGCGTAAAAGTATTCCGATGCGGAAATCAGGATGTCGAGGTCTCCGTTTCCGGTTCGTGCGTGGTTTTCATGTTTATGAGCCGCAGATGGCGTCAATTTCGGATTGTGCCACCTCGACACGGTTCCTTGCGCCCCAGCGTTTTACGGCGCGGCCTACATGTCGCGACGTTGTTGCACTGTATTTTGTGGCTGAGACCAACGCGCCCCTCCCAGGCACAAACGCCGCAACGGGCGTCTGGTAAGAGTAAAGTATGGTCGTGCCGTCTCTATTTTCAATTTCCGTCTGATTTGCTGCAATGTGATTCAATTTCATGATTTTATCTTTCTTTATCTGTTTATTTTGTGATTCTAACGAGAGGGGTTCAAAAGCAAGCCGCGAAAAATAGGCCAATGGCTAGGCCGACCGCGCAGCAAGTGAGGGTTTCAAGTAGGGTTTTCATTTTGTTTTACTTAAAAGGACAACTATGTTTAGGTGAGAACGTCAACTTTGTTTGTGGTTGTTTTTCCAGAGCGTCAAGACTTTTTCCGGACATTTAACCGGACATTTGTCCGGATTTTGTCCGCCGACTAACTAAGATCAGAACAATATCTGAAATAATTACCGGCGGACCACCGAGACCAACGGGTCTTGCCAAGACGCTTCGTTAGCCTTCCCAACCGCTCGCCTTCTGCCTTGGTTAAATGACGGTCTGTTGAGGCGAGACACATTATCTCGTGGTCAAGCTTCTGAGGAAACTTATATGGATTCTCCGAATAAGGCGGAACCCAGTGGTTTTCCTTTGACTCGAATCCTTCCCGATAGCATCGGTTGCGCATCGACTTCTTGTGCTCAGACAGTCTCCAAGTCTTTTCGTCGAAGGGTTTCATGGATGTTGCTGCATCGTGGCAGCGAAGTTGGTGGGATTAATAGGAAGGACGGGGGTCGGCGACGGACCAATACTCGGTGTAGTAGGTGATGGCCCAGCAATTGCCCATGTTCGTGGCTCTGACCACTCGCGCGTTGCTGTTGGAGGGATCGGTGATGTCCATCGAAAAGTTGCCGTTCTTGGTGACGGTGTAGCCAACTCGTTTGGCCTCTTTGACCAAACCGGAAACTGCGGGTTTCTTACCCACACGGATAAAGGACTTTATATTGGTTGAGTTCATACTGCTGACAGTGACACTTTTTATATAAATGTCAAGTCTCAAATCAACCCCAAAGCCAAAAGCCAACTTGGCGAGCCATCGGGGCCATATCCATCGGGTTCGGTTCTATGCCCGGAAACAGTCTTCGCTACGCCGTCATTGGTCCATTTTTCCATTGTCGCAATGGATGGGGCTTTCCAAAAGGCAGAATAGCTGCGAGTTTTGAAAAGTGAATTTCCTTGTGAATCACTCACTTGCAAGCGATCCGTTCCCACCTCCGACTTAGTAAAGGCGACGGTGCAAACTGTTCCCTTGGCAAATGTTCTGCCGTCCTTGAGTTTAACGTCTCTGAGTAGTGTTTTCTTCATGGTGGTTATTAAGTAGACTTTTTATATATTTGTCAAGTTTAATTCACACATCAAGAAACTCTCTGAATCTTTTTGCCTTGCCGATATATAGGTGTCTTTTCGGAGTGTCAATCAATTCAATTGCAGCCTGCTCAAACGTGTGGTAAGTAAGCATGGGGCCTCTTTTGAATGGCTGTGGTATTGGTGCAATCCGTTCATGCGTTCGGGCGCACTAACGTGTGACGCTTTGAGTCTCGTGGTGTAGAAACATATCGGCGCAAAGACTCGCGACTTCTTCTATCATCAAGACTGTGAAGCGCTGTTACTCCCATTTGATGAGTATGTTATGAAACGTATCGACGACATGAAGAATGGTTTTTAACCGTTATACGATATGAAGGCTTGACATTTATAAAATAACTGTGAGGATTACACCATGAAGTTTAATACCGGAGAAGAAATCCAACTTGGTGATACCGTCAGAGTCGTGGACGACGTTGGTATGAGCCAATATATTACCAAAGGCGACACACATGCTGTGGGCGACCTCGATGGTCATTTGGTATATTTGGAAGGAGTCAATCAAAATGACTACTCTCCAGTTGGGTTTTTCGCATACAGATTCACCAAGGTAATAAGCAAATATCCCAAGATTCCAAACAAACCCGACTGCCTCAGCTTTCGCAAAACTGTTGTCTTGAACATCGACGAGGTGAATTTGCTGAAGTTAATTGTGGCCGACATTCACAAACAGCTCACCTTGTCAACCGCCGTCCTCAACGTGATGGCAATCCCTACGTTGGAAAGTATCATGGAGAAGTTGACCGCAGAGACTCCGGCCAAATAACGGCTTGACATTTATAAAATAACTGTCACCGTCTTAATTATGAAACTTACATCACTGACCACGCTAAACGGTAAGAAACTCACCCAGCCGCAGAAGAATCTGTTGGCCAAGGTTGAAGCTATGGGGGTTTGTCCTTCCGACGAGCCCTATGAGGTTTTGAATCCTATTTCGGGTTACTCGAAGGTTCTCGACCCCGTCCTCGGCCATTTGGTTCATTGGGTGTATAGTGTCACCTTGAACGCTGAGCGCGGGTTCTTTGGTTTCAACGGAACCAAGGTAACAATTCAGACCTTTGACCGTGTTCGTTACTTTATCCTAGCCATGGACTCTGAGGTTTATTATGACTTCATCGACTAATGACTACATCAGATATAATTCAACTAATGGTGGGTTTCTGCGCCAGTTCCACTGGCGCACATCCGCCATATCATCTTCGCAGTGCTGGCTGACCACAGCCGCTTGAATCGCAAAGTTTACACCTATTATCACGCTCTCACGTTGTTAAATCTATTGACATTGGTGCCATTCTTCTCTATATTATTTAAACTATGAAAATTCAACCTGAAGATATTCCTGACGAAATCATCGAACTTGATGATGATGTGGCGGTTGCTGAATTGAACGCCGGCGGTGTTCACGGCGGAGACCTTGAAGCCCTCGAAGCCCTCGAAGGCAAAAACGTGTTCATCAACTTTACCACCGGTGTGCATACCTTGGGTCTTTTGCATAATATCCGAGGAAATCGGTTTGAGGTGGGTAACCACGGTTCATTCGATTGGGCTCATGTGAAAAACTTCCGCGAAATGTAATGGTATGATTTGTCTCCTAAAGGTCGTCGCTGTTGTCTTCTCCATACTATCCAACAAAGCGCACATGGGTGACACAGTATGCTGAGCATCCCACCTTTCAATTCCGGTCAAGCCATTTAAAGAAATGGATGTGTGGTCGTTCAAGTATGAACCACGTTTCACCGCTCGAACTGGCGGAGCCTTTGAATGTCGTAGAATAGCTTATGGTCTTGACAACCAAGGTCATATCGTGTGGCTGTTTGAACACCCCCGCAGTCGTTGGGTTCCTCAAATCCGAGCCGAACAATCGCATTGGAGCCTATAGGCTCAATCGCTCCGCTTTAGGCAAAGAAAGACACTCATCCATTTGCTGCATAGCGCCCAGAGATTCGGCCATGATTGCACATTCTTCCGTGAGTCGATGAGCTATCGCGGCCTCGTATGCATCCACGTCGCCAGTGTGCTTTATCGGCAGGAGCGCTTTCAGTGCACGCAGCCGGGCGTTCACGCTTTTCATGCGTGCGAGCACCTCGCCGAACCCAGCGGTTACAGACAACGGCGATGATGCCACTTGATTTTCAGGAGTATTATTCATTTTTGGTGATTTGTGCGTCTCGTGGCTCACTTTAGACATTAGAGCCTACCCCTCTCGGGAAGGCTCAATAGCTCCGTTAGCTGACTTGATGGCGGCGGCTATTCTGTCAAGAATTTCACTGGCTCGCATTGCGACCGCTTCAGCGCCTCGATTGTGTTCAGCGTGGTGTCCGGCGCATTGGCAGAACTGCCTTGATTGGTCTGTGATGTAGCTCAGAACGTCAGCTAACAAAGCGCTAGAGCCAACAGTAGCCGCGTTTTCGGACTGAGTAGAGTTTTGTTCCATATTTTTATTTATCGGTTTGCTGGATCCTGTGGCTCAGCTTGTCGTTAGGCGAAATAATCGGACCGCTCCACTTGGCGCCGCCCAACGCTAAATCGACAACCCATTTCCATGAGTTTTTTTGCCGTAAAAAAACCGCTGGAACAGACATGATTCTCATTTCCAACACCATTTCTTCCCCCTCAATCAGGAACCAATACCAGCCGGGTTTCGTCATTTCCACGGTAGAATACGCCGAACAATCCGATGGCGCGTCCTCCTTGATAAGTTTAGAAATCGTGCAGCCCTCACTAACGTAGTGGATGAATCCAGTCTTTTCATCACGGAATACCCATGAATCGCCTGTCGCTTGTGGTCTTGAGCACACCACGGCTTTACTGATAAGTGTCATCTGAGCGTTATTGAAATTTACTGCTACGGTGTCACCCACCTTGATTTGATATTCGTCGGTCACAGCACGTCCTCCTTCGCCTTCGTGGCTGCGAGTTTTGCCCTCACCAGTTCAGGCACTTTGAGCGCAAGAACATTTTCCTGAACGCTCCCATCGTCGGAGGTCTTGGCCGCGACGCCGAACATCTCGCCAATCTCCGTGATGATGCCGTGATAGAAAATCTCGTTCCGGTGGAACTGCGCGGCAGAATCCATCCACGCGGCAAGTCGTTGGACGAAGGCGTTCGCTAACCTCGTATCCATTTCGATGTGTTTGGTTTCCTCGTCGCACCAACATTGTGCGACAATTTCTCGTGCTTGGTTTGTGTATTTCATAAAATCAATCCTCTAACCAGCGATTCGAGACAAGTCCCCTCCCGCCGCTGGTATGCGTGAGCGCTTGGTGTTGCTGAAATATTATTGTTTGTTGGTGACGACCGTCTTAGCCACACCATCAACCAACAGTCGAGCGACGTGGTATTCTTGTGGCGTGCCTTTGAGTCGTGATGTTAAGGTGAACGATTTCATACTACTGATAGTGACAACATTTTTATAAAATGTCAAGCAGAGATTACAAATCCCGTCTCATCTTTCTTACCGTCACCTTTGGCTGTGAGGCCGACCACGACACCCTTTGCGTCGTTAAACCGTAGGTCTGATAAGTCGCCATCGACTACGGGAAAACCTTTCCACTTTTCGGGGAGACCACCACTGAACACGGCGGCGACGTTGCCACCAGCGGCCAAGACCTTAAGGACGTCTACCTCATTCGATTCACTACGGGAGAAAGTCAGATGGTAATTCTTGGGCAGCTTACCGGCAGCCCAATCAAGCGCCCGTTTGACAGACTTGGTGTAGTCGTAAAATTGAATGTCAGGGAACTTGGTGTAGAGGTCAAGACGCTCCCAAGGAATGTCAGACGTGCCATTGAGGCGGATGCAAACCTTTTTGTTTTCCTTGCCGGCTTTCTTAATGAGCGCCGTAATGTCTGCAGCAATGTCGTTGACGAATTGAACTTTGTCCTTGAAAAACTTCAAGGTCTTGTTGATGCGTGCGTTACGAACATTACTCATCTTACCACGTCCGGCGGTAAAGAGACAAGCCGCCTTGCAACCTTCACTCGCGTTAGGACAAAGATTCCCCATACCAGCTTCATTCGCTGGTGCAAGGTAAAGAATACCAGTGAGATAACCAAACTTTTCACCTTTGACAGTCTTGGCGTCAGCACCGACAGATAGTAAATTTAACTTCATGTAAAAGACTTTGACTTGTTTTTATAAAATGTCAAGAAGTCCTTACCGTGGTGGTGCTTTTTACCAGCAGGGATGATAGAAAGCTGAGCTTCCATGCCATCCAAACTCCAATGACCTTGAAGCCAAACAATTCAGGCATGGTGCTATTCCACAGCCACTTGACGGGAAATGCAAATAAGAGTGAGAGTAGAAAAAGGCCGAAGATTCCACCCAAGACGGTTGCGATTGTTACGGATATTGATTTCATAATTTATGGCTATTGTGTTGTTGTTTTTATAAAATGTCAAGCTATTCTCAGCCAGACTTCACCTTTGTTTTCCCGATGGAAGTGATAAATGGTCCCTGCGTTGAAAGTGCTTTCCCCGAAAGAGGTCCAGACATCTTTCACCACTTTACCGTTCAAACCCTCAGGAGGGCAGAAGAAATCGTCGGGAAGGGTATCCCCGCCGACACTGCAATGCCTAAATGTTGTCTTAGTGGACATTGTAGCCTTCACGGGGCTCCATATCACCAAGGAACAGGGTCATGATAGAGCTTTCCTTGACGCGGTAGCCATTCTCCGTGGCGCGGAACCGCTTGGTCTTCACACCACCAACTGTGATGTCCACAGGCGTCTCAGTCCAATACATACCACCGCCGGACGTGTATGCGCGAGTGGTCTCAAGCGCGACGATTCCCACGGTAGCAGCCGTCACCTTGACGACCTTGAACCAATGGGGTAGATCTGCGTCATATCCAAAACTGCCGGTGAGAACGTCACCGACCTTAGGAAGACGAACAGCCGCCTTAGCGGCCGGTGGGAAGATGCTATATGAAGTATTCATAATTAAGACGATGACAGTCTTTTTATAAAAGTCAATCAGAATCTTCGTCGTAACCTTTCCAAAACCTTTTGGTTATGAATGCCCACCCGAAACTAAGGATCATCGCCGCTATAACGACTTTAAGTATGCCGTGTTGCCACCACCACCTGCAATTCTAACAGATGCCAATGAATAGCCGGTGCCACCGTTGGTTATTTCTACTGAATTAACTCTATATGTAATGTCAAATGTTGCACCCACTCCAATTGCACCTACTCCAACAGGCGCAGCAGATTCTGAGATTGCAGTTGCAACAGATGACAATCCCGGTAATGTTAAATATGAACCTGATGATACGATTCTGTAAGTTAAAATAGATCCTGGAGTAGTTAATGTAGATAACACCTGAATAATACATGCGCCACCGCCGGTTGACAATACACCACCTGTAACGCTGAGTAAATCTCCAGGGTAGTAGTTTGCACCTACACCGTTAAGAACAACAGTGTCGACACTTATCTTTAAAAATCCAGCAAACCCGTCACCGGAAGTAGGAGACGATTCAATAGCTGCTAGTGTACAGTCAGCTGCACCGTCGTTGTATGTTAGCACTTTCTTGTAAGGCCCTAATGTTATAGGAGCCTCTTTTACCAATTCTTCAGCACGTTTTAATGCGGCTTCTAGTGTACGATAAGCATACGCCAATGCTCGCCCTTGAAGAGCTTTTGAAACTCCTGTTCGCTCATCGGCACCTGACAACGCCACATATAAGTTAACACTTGATCCGAACGCAGCATTATCAACATATCGTTTTGTTGCAGCAGTCAATCCGTCAAAATTTATATCATCATCCGGCTCAGGATCTCTTGAAAGAATCAACGGACCGCTCATTCGGCCCAATGCAGCATTGACTTGTCCTGTTTCCGGATCAATTGCATTTGCACCAGCTCGAGCTATTTTACTATCGGCATAGGACTTGTTAACTAGCTCGTGCTTGTAAATTGGTAACAACGGTGATATTGTAGTACCTGCATCATAAATCCTATACTGCAGACCACCGGAACGCATAGACAAGTCACCACCAAGCTGTGGTGATGTATCTGCTGATATTTCAGCAAAGTCTGCATTAATAGTAATTTCATTAGGATTAGTAATAAAATCAATACTAATACCGTTACCGGGAGCTAGTGTTTTAAATGCTACCCCTGATTCCGTATTGTTAACAGTTACTAAGGGAGTTGATCCAGTAGTTGGATCGTTTTGTCCAACATAGGTCGGTGGTGTATAATCGAGGCCTATAAACTGTAATCTCTCACCTAATCCTAAGGAACTGTATAGTTCTTGGAAGTTATCGTTTACTTTTCTAAACGAGTCGCGAATACTATCGCCAGTGCCGTCGTTACCTACGACGCCGATATCAATTGATTTTCTTGCCATTTTTCATCCTAAGAATAAAGCGTATTCTAATATTTAGCCCAAAGTTTTATAAGCCTAATGTAAATACACTATGTTCATCAAAATAGAAACAGAAGAAAATCAATATGTTAGACTCAGTAAAGCAGGAGTCGAACACACATACACAAGAAAAAAGACCTTAGCGGTCTTTAGATGTGATAATTGTGATACAGAATTTATGAGAGATCTAAAACATGTTAATCGTAAGAGATTAAGTAACAACTATTTTCATTGTTGTAGTAACTGCGATGCTAAACGTTTTGCTCAACGTAAGGGGGTGGAACAGAAACAAATATGGAATTTTCCTGCTAGTACCACTTTACCGGTGGGTAAATTTTAATCTAGTGTAAATAAACGTCTAAAGGAGACATATAATATGTTTGGATTTATTAAGAAATTATTTGGCGGCACTACTGTAACTAACAAAGAAGCGGGAGTTCAACTTGAACAATCAGCACCTTACAAAGTACCAGAACCTGCTGCTACAACACCTATTCCGCTAGTTGTTGATAAAGCAACAGAAGCAGTAGTTAAGTCTTTGGTAAAACCAGCGGCAAAGAAGAAATATCATGCAAAGAAGAAAGCTGGCACTGCTAAAACAGCACCAGCTAAAAAGCCAGCTGCTAAAACAGCACCAGCTAAAACAGCACCAGCTAAAAAGCCTAAAGCAAAACCAGCAGCTTAATATTGATGTTGTAGTGCGAACGATGCTAAATTTTTAGCCTTTGATTCACACATAATATCAAAACTATCTCTAAAACTCATAGCCCATTCATTCACTGCTGTATTCCAGTAGAAGTCTGAATGTGCTCTGAGTTTTTGCTTTTTATAACCCTGAGACAACAATAGTGCATGATCCGGCTTTACACTAGTATCATGTCCTACAAGATAATCTTCACGACTAACAGAGTAATGCATTGTAGGTCGTACGCCTCGCCATGAATCAATAACACGGTTAACTCGATCGTCAGTAGGAAGAATGTACTCCCCTTCTCGAATCCAGTGGTGATGAACGTCTAGCACAATAGGCAGTATATCAGCAAGCTCAATACAGTCGGTTAAGCCCCATGAGTTTTCTTCGTTTTCGATGGTAATACAGTTACGAGCTTCTACACTAAGACGCTTATATGCCGCCCTAATGCCGTCTGGCCCAAGTTTTCCGGAGATGTGTACATTAATCTTAAAGTCTTGGAACGACTTTCCATATCCCATCCAGCGAGCCATATCTGCATGATATTCAAATTCTTCGATGCTACGCTCTACTATACCAGGGTTAATAGATGCCAGCACAGTAAACTGACCAGGATGGAAAGACAACCGAACACCATTCTTACGAGCCAGATCTCCGATTTGTCCAAATGCTCTTTCACAATAGGCTCGTACATCGGGATCCCGCCAACACCCGCCCCAAACTGACTGAGTATAGACAGGTAGTATATCGCTACTGAGTCGTACCATTCTAAGATTTTCATCGAGTGTTCCTACCCTCTCAACGAGCTTGCGAGTAGATTCTATGTTACCTACCATTAGGTCATATAATTTTTGTTCCGCAACTTGTTTACTCTGTCTATTTAACCAAGCAACTGTAGTGCTGCCGGTGTTAAGAGCTTTACACTCGTCTGTAGGTTTGATACCGTTAACTTGATCAGGCTGATCGATCCATTTACAGGCAAAGCCGAGGCGTTTAATCATAGATTCTTTCATTAATACAACTGTGGTTCATTTGTGGGCTTACCTTGCAAAGCCATCCAAATCTCTTCTGCTTCGGTAAGGATAATTTCGTAATCTGCTAATATCGATCTACGAGTCTGCTCGGGCAAATTGCACCAAACTTCAACATTGTTGTAGCTACCTTTTGTTTCGGGAGGCATACATTCTTCGATCCAATCGGCTAATGCTTTAAATGTATCGTCCGACTGAGCCTATTCCTGCGTTGAATAAGCGTTACGGGCCAAGCGTCCTTATTGACGCTTGACCGCCGACTTACGGCCATCAAGGTGAGCTTGTCGGTGGCTCGGTTATAGTAATCTTAGGTCGCGTTTGCTCTCTCAGGGAATCTCACCCTTCGATTGCATCTCTTTCCCTCGTCTCTCCAAATCCTATTACCCTCCATTGAGTTTTTTAGCTGTTCAATCCCTCAACTTCTACGGGCAACGATGCATAGATTCACTTCGACTCGGTTCTGAGACCGCCCCACCTATCTTCTCATATGGCCCCACTATTGCAGGACCATGACGGGTTATCCCGTCAGGTTTAGTGTGTCCTACCACACCGACGATACATTTAGACTATCAAAAGAACTGAAATTGGTGGACACTATCGTGGCCCTGACGCCTGACTTTATAACAGGAGGTTACGGTTTGATGCCGCTTACCTATCTAAACACCAGTGTGAACCACTGTTTATAAAATGTCAAGAGTTATTTGAAGTTTAAAATCTTAAGCGTTCTTCAAGTACCAGTCAACCGTTCCAACGTCTCCGCCTCGGAGATAGCCGACCCCGTAGGTCGTGACCTTCTTGAGAATATCCGCGTCATTCAAGTTACCGCGAACACCGTTAGCAACCGGAGCCTTCCAGCTTCCCTTGAGGATGTTACCGTTCTCCAAATCAACAAAGCAATAGACCGAACTGGCCTCCCAATTGCCGGCCCGCTTACGGTCTTCGAAGGTAGCCAACTTGATGTAGCGACCACCGATGGAAGCGATACGAATCTGACCGGGCTCAGCGAAAGTGAAATTATTTTTCTTGTAGTAGACCGCGAGGGCCTTGGTGGCAGACTCAGCCAGATTGACCAATTTATCAAAATGGGGCCACGTGGCGATGTTGGATAAGTTGTATTTCATACTGCTGAGAGTGACTACTTTTTTATAAATGTCAAGCCGCTTTGTAGTATTTGAATGCCTTTTTCTGACGGATGTCCTTGAGTTGCACCTTGGCGTTTTGACCAAACAAGGCTTTACTTTTGGCTAACAGGAGCTTCTGATATCCTTTGCGACGGAAATATGGTTTCGTAAAGGCCCACAGCATTTCACTGTGGGCAGTTTTGAGGTGAAGGTTCCAGCCGACAGTAGTTTTGTCCTTATAGAGCAGCAGAAGGGTCGCATTGGTGTAGCCCAGCCGTTCTTTTCGGTTAAACCATCCAAAGGTAGACTCCGCACACCAACCGGGAACCACCATCTTTCGGATGGCAGTCCACATCGCGGCGTCTTTGAGTGTAAACAAGTTTATTTTCTTGATAAGAAGTCTCATAAATTACCAATCAATCAGAACGGAAACACCTTCATAATGTGCGCAGTTATCGTGATGAAAATCTGGAATATGCCAACCATGTCTACTGATGTCAGCGAAGGCATTCTCAGATTCTTCCGTGTTGGCCAGAGGTTGGATTACAACGAACCAACCGATTTTATACGGATTTTTCTTATACCTTGGGTTCTTCACCACGACTGAGGGTATCTTCATTTTATTCTCAAATGATTCCTTATGTAGATATGGGTATTTGACCACCACACCCAACTTCTCGTTCTTGTAGAAGTAATTCGACGAACACCAGTTGGTCGGAACTTTTTTGAATCCGAGCTTTGTGAGAAAGGTCCGATTGTAATCCAGCGGAGCCAGTATCTCCGCCACCGAATTAATCAAGCGCTCCGCCTTCTCACGTTGTTCTTTGGTAAGATATACCTCAGCAATTACTTGCCCGGCGTCGTTGCGGCAAATGGTTTCAATCTTCATGCTCATGAGATTACAGTGAATACTATTTTATAAATGTCAATCCATGATTTCTTCGACTTGGTTGCTCACGGTCAACAGCAGGGACTTGTTCCGTTGACTGACCGGCCACTGGGCCAGACGGGCGTTGAACAACTCTTTCCACCGTTCAACGTAAGGCTCAGAAACCTTATCCCAGCCACACGAAGCACATTGATACCACTGGTCTTCAACCATCACAAAATCTCCCACTGAAAGTGAGCGACAGTGTAGCTGAAGGAACAGTTCATCCTCTTGTCCCGAGCCGTGGTTGAAGGCGTCGTAGACCTTCTCAAGCAGAACTTCGGGGCGGGTTTCCTCACCTTGCAGATTCCACGTTGAAAAAACAGTCAGGTCTTTGTAAAGGATTTTAAGTTTTGAAATGCTCATGAACCTACGATGGGCAACATTTTTATAAATGTCAAATAGAAAGAATGTCTTATGCCGCGACCGGCACTTTCTTCTTATGTGAGCGCTTCACCGGCACCGCGGGATTCACCGGCACCGCGGGATTCACCGGCACCGCGGGATTCACCACATTATAGACACCAAGGCTGCGGCCACGAGTTTCGGTGGTCTTCTGGAGACCGACTGTGAACAGTGTTCCGAGGCTCAACATCTTCTTGACACGCATATATAGCGTAATGTATTGCACACCACTGTTCAATGCCCGAAGGTCGTTGAACGTGAAGTTCCCAGCGGGAACATTCAGTGCAAAGTTATACTTAACTCGCGATTTCTTATTTTTCTTTTTCATATAGTTTTAGTTGGTCCTTGTAATACCATACAGCGCTCGGAACATCTTTGATCCGAACGCTGACGGCGTTAAATTCTGTGGTTGTGGCTGTGCAGACGACTTCACCCAACTCACCGAAGTGTGGAGCACCTGCGTCTACAATCTTTACTGTTTGTTTAGCTTTCAAAATTCCTTAAATAGATTTCCAATGACCCGAGCATCATGCTCAGGGTCAGACTTGATGTTGAGACTGATTGATTCGCCCCAGCAGTGAACTTCAAATTTTCCTGTATCCACGTTCTGATCGACGGAGCAGAATCCGGCACTCGTCACTTTCTTGTATCGGCCAAAGTCTGAATGTTGGCTAGCGATGGACATCAGGACGGGCGCAATGAAGTCGATGACGATGTATTTGATTTTCATGGTGTGATTCCCCCCAACAGTCCCAACTCTTTCATAGTATCATAAATCTGTCCAACACAAAATGGTTGCGTTCTGTCTTCCACGGTGCAGACGTGGCGATTTTTGAAAGGAACATTTAGCTCCCCGACAACTCCACGAACCTTGATGTGAACCACATAAGAAAGTTCACCTTTCTCCATGTCACGGATTCTGTATTTCCCATGGACGGGATTAATCATTTCCTTTGAACTCACTCGAATATAAAATCGCTTTGGATTGTTTTTACAATCGAACATCCACGAGTAATCTGTTGTCTTCATGCGACCTCCACCATGGCGGTTAATTTACTGGCATCACTCATGGCGACAACCTGTTTGTGATACTTGGGCATCCGCTTGAACACAAACACCATCTGTTTGTCACTCAGGTAACCCTTTTGAATGTATTGTTTGGCGAGGGAAGACATGAACGTGCCATCCGTGCCGGTGAAACCGATGCCGTTATCTTCAACGGTATCCTCAACAGACTTTTCAGCATCCGTCTGATTCTCAGTGTAGATGCGGACTAACGCCTTCAACGCCCACTCTTTCTTGGTGGCGAGCTGTTGGCGAACAAACGAAGTGATGTTTTGTTTGGTTGTCTTCATGGATACAACGATGGGTAACATTTTTATAAATGTCAAGTATCTTATTTTAGAAATTCGCGGATTGCGTCCCGGTCGGTGGCGGGGATTGCTTCGTATGATTCAAACACACCCTTGTCATGTTTCAATTCGTCCCAGTTTCCCATTGAGTCTCGATATAAGACTCGACGGCTGTCACCAAATCGTTTGGCAACGGTCTCAACGACCCAATCAGCATCATTGGTGACGCTCTTGCCTATATCATTGTCAACCAAGAAAATAAAGTCCTTGGTGACGTCGGTAACTGTAAAGGATGCGTGGTTCATTTTCTTACGAATTTTGCGGTTTGCGGGTCGATACCCAAATGCCGATTGAAATGGCAGTGGAGGTGATCGGAATTCCAAGAGCAGAAGGTAAAGCGTTTGCCATCATACATCAACACCTTCTTGTGAATCTTCTTAACGTCGTCCCAACCGTTCGGGATGTCAATGCGAAGGAATTCCAGATTTAATTCAGGACGAGTGGAATATACCACGGCGATTTCATCGGGAACGATTGTAGCTTTCATGGTTCTGATTAGATACTATTTTTTATAAATGTCAAGTAATTATTTACCGTCCATCTGATAGAACAGCTTTTTTGCTTGTTCGAGCGGAATACCTCTGGCCAAAAGTTGATTCAAACGGTCCTCTCCACGATTGCTCATCTTGAAACAATAGTGCAATTCGCCGTTGGAATATTCATACACACCACATATTTTCCACCGGGTGGAAGGTCTTAGGAGTGTGATATGGCACCGCCTCATAAGTTGACTGGCTATTTTTCATGAGACTTTGCGGTAGAATGAAATTAGAAACAGTCCGGTGGAGTAAGTCTTCCAACCGGCGTTGTGCAGACGTTCTGCTTCTTTGAGCCCCGTCAAGGTGCTGGTGTCAATTCGTTTGTATTCGTATTTCATGTTAGTAGGTTAGACCTCGGTATAAGCGACTGTGATGTAGAAGATGCAGACGTCAGAATACTTCTTCCACGCCTTCATCTCAGCTGAGTTATGGTTCCGAGCCTTAATCATTTCCTTCTGCTCGTTACCGTTGATATAAACGATGAAAGTTTTCACTCATCACCTCCAAAGGGCTCGGCCCACTCACGGGGAAAGATGCCGGTCTTGATGAACTCACGTTCATCAGCGTTGAGTTGGCTGAAAGCGTTTTGTAAGAGAACACCCTCGTTCATCTTCTGCATCCCAAGGACATAGGCCTCTTGGGTCAGATGATGAATGTTCATCGTGTTGGTCTTACCGGAGAATGGACTTTGACGTGTTATTACCATGTTTTAAGAGTGGATGAATTTTTTATAAATGTCAAGAAACAATTAAACCTTCTTTGTAAATTCTGAAATGGGTTTGATTGGGAAGGATGCGGACGTGGGATTCCTTCAAGAAACTTCCACACGTTTGTAACATGCCGCTCTTCTTGAGCTTAGCGAGGGTGTAGAGTCCGAAATTGTCGTCCAAAATCCCAATGTCCAAGAGGTAAAGTTTTTTCAGTTCCAACTTGGTCAAGTCACTGATAATACGGTTCTTTACGTCAGCAATTCGGCTTACCACATCCCCTTTGTCAGACCGACAAAAAATAAAACTTCCAGCCTTTTTGCGGTGAGTCTTGACTTGATAACCAGCTTTCCAAGGTTGAACGGAAAGGTCGACCAGACCACGAGTTCCTACCTTTCCCAAACCATCCTCCTGCATCGCGTAGCGAAGAGCTTCCTCAACCAACTTTCCATTGATTGCTGGAACATCACCAAGCGGCCCAGTGCGATAATACTCAACGATATTGCGTGCCTTCTTCAAATATAAATTCAGTTGCTTCATTACGATTGACAGTGACTACTCTTTTATAAATGTCAAGCGCAGAATCGACTTACAAGGAAAGAAAGTTTGTAACACATCCCGCGTGATAAATTTGTATTTCGGGACAGGACGCAATACATGGACTTCATGTGCATCTGAATCTTTGCGAGCTTCTCATCCTCAGGCTTGACAACATTGCCACGCTTCGTGTTACACGGTTGGCAGGTGGGTCGCATGTTCCACACCGTATTGGTTCCACCCTTGGATGCAGGAATGATATGGTCCCGATTCATCAGAATGTAACTTCCTTTGCGTTCAGCAAACAAATCGAGGTGCAGGGCCTTCGCTTCTCCGGCGTCTTGGGTCAGAATGACTTTGGTTCCTTTGAGACCACAGTAATAGCATTTGCATCCATGGACTCCGAACACCTTCATGCGACCGAGCGCATATAACTTCCCATCGTGTTCCAGTTTGTTGCACTTATGTCGGGCCATGGCCTTGTCTAGTACGTAGTCTAAAGGCAGCTCACCAAGAATAGTGGAGGTCGGATTGTGTTTCAGCTTCATCGTTGGGTCACACTGTGTTTTACTTTTTTATAAATGTCAACAAAAAAGAGCGACCCTTTCGAGCCGCCCTTTAGTGATGAACAGTCAAACAAATTACAACCCAAGTGCCTTGAGTTCTTCCTGACTCCAAGCTTCAAGTTTTCGAATTACGACCTGCTTCTTGGTAAACTTTGGATTTTTATAGTCCTCAGGACCATACTTGTTCTTGAAACCACAACGGTCATACAGTGGGCAACCGTGACACAAGTCGTCAAGGAAATGTTGGGGCTGGTGGCAGGTGTCGGTGTCCTCAGCCAAGTTCAACTGAACTAGCGGCGACAGAAAGAAATTCTGCGGATCTTTCGACCAAGGATAGACGACTTCTTCAACGACGACCTTCTTACCATCCTCAACGACAACCAATTTAACCACCTCACACTTGAGCAGACTTTTGTCCTTCCTAACCTTCTTGGGCTTCAAATCCTTCACCCGAGTGTCCTTCTTGGGGTTATACATCTTGGGCAGGTTCCCCTTGTTGTCCTCAACCATTTTGCGGATTGAGGCGGGTGCGAAACCAGCGTCCAGATACTTCTGTGCAGGACGACTGACAAAGGTCTTCACGAGCTTATTTTCGTTGTTCCCGTATCGGGCCAGCATCTTATCAAACCGGTCAGCACTTGCGAACGTCGCGATACCTGAAACAACACACGACCAATAGAAGTATTGCCCATCTTTACTCTGAACCACTCCACTTGGTCGTTGTATTTGGTTTTTACCGATTTTGAGTGTCATGGTATCATTGTGAATGTTAATTTATAAAAAGTAAAGAAAAATCGTAAATTTTTATCATTTTACTCTCTCACGTTATATTTATTTACATGGGGAGAAAACGATTATATCGGACAAAAGAAGAACTCAATGAAAAATCAAGAAATCGTTCTAAGCGATACTACAACCGACACAGAGAACAGATACTCAAACGACAAATGCAGCGATATTGGAATTTACGGTTTAAAAAACAAATTTAATGGTAAATGGTATATTGGTCAGACCAAAAACAGTATTCAGAGGCGCTGGGGCCAATATAAAAGATTAGACTGTAAGAATCAACCTAAGCTTCTAAGAGCTCTTAAAAAATACGGATACGACGGATTTGAAAAAATTAATCTAGAAATCTGTCCTCCTAATAGAGAAGTTCTCAATAGTAGGGAAGATTATTGGATAACTGAAAAAAATTCTATCAAAGGTGGTTATAACATAAGAACGGGTGGCTTTTCAGGAAAATTCAACAGTGAAACTAGAGCCAAAATGTCAGCTTCTCACAGAGGAAAAAAATTTACAAAAGAACATAGAAAGAAATTATCCGATTCTGCTCGTCGAAGACCCCGATGGTCTCACACGTCTGAGGCTAGGATAAAAATGAGTAATTTTCAAAGGGGTAGGAATGTTGGGAAAAATAATGGTAACTATGGAAAGTTTTGGATAACAAACGGGGTGGACGCCAAGTTGGTTAGCCCAACCAGTATCATTCCAACCGCTTGGTCAGTTGGGGGAAAGCCATGTTCAGATATCGTCAAAAAGAAACTTAGCACCGCCATGTCAGGTAGAGTGTTGTCACAAGAAAGAGTTAAGAAAATTAGAGCTCGAATGTTAACCAACAACCATTTTAAAGGAAAAACGCACAGTGAGGATACGAAACGTATAATTGGAGAAAAAGCAAGATTAAGATATTTAAATAAATCTTAATGTCAAACATTATCTGTCATTATTGCAGCCCAGACTATAATACCAGCACCGGTGGCACAACTGGCAGCAACTTCCATTTTGCCAAATGCCGCGAAGACTATAGCCGAGGCGACCAGAGTTAGGAGTAGCACCCACCCTCCAATTAGATTGATTTCTGTTTTGTTCATAATTATTTTATGATTTCCATTTCAACACCGTCGATGTTTACTATTGAGGACGAGTCCCAATCGAACAGTCCGAGCATAGCTTTCCCCGCGGCGTCATATTCGTCGTAGGCCAGCATGGCCTCATAACCTTCATTCTCCGCTGCCACCTTAGCAGCCACATAGACCAATTCAGTGTCAATGTCGATGTCGCGACATAGGATGGTCACGAAATACAAATCAGGTTAACCCTTAGAGTTAATGGCGGAGACAATGCAACGAATGAGTTTCATAAGATTAGTTTTGGTTATAGCGGTTTTTGCGGATGTAGGAGCCCTTACCCTTGCGTTGCTTCTCAACGCGAGTGGAGAGATTCAGTCCCTTCCCAACAATTGAACGAATGTTTTTCATACTTTCAACAGTGGACGACTTTTTTATAAATGTCAAGAAGTTTTTTCAATCTGAGTCGATTACCGTCGCTGCCAAGGCAAAGCTGATGAATGTCAAGAGACTTTTTCAACCTTCCAAGCCCCGTAGAGTTTATCGTGGTGGTTGGTGGCACACAAATCGTAATAAATACCATCCTTGAGGACAAAGACGTGCCTCCGAATTTGCAGTAGGTAAGTACCTGTGGGGTAGCGTGTTTTGAAAGAATACACCGTATCACCCCGTTGAGCACCTACCGACGTAAACAGGTGACCAAACAGTTTGCGGCACTGACCTAAAAGCTTTTCGGTGAAGACCCCACCATTTGTCTTTAAGTCGGGTCGGTAATTCTTCGGTTGTTCGCGTGTTAGGATATACTCGACGTCCTGATAGTCGGCTCCGGTGAGGAAACACAGTGAGGTAGGAACACAGCATGCCTTCACCCCTCGTGGGGCTACGTTGTGCATTTGTAATTGTGTGAGTAACATGACTTACGGTGTATGTATTTTTATAAATGTCAATCCTTATTAGTGAGGATATTGCTGAGAAAGTTGTTCGGGCGATGAGTTCGTCACCGCCGTCTAATTGGATATTTTGCGCCGCCCCATGTTCTGGACGTAAGGTTTTGTTTATTGGTCAGGAACATCCGCCAACTTCTTTGACCTCAAGCAAAAGAGTATAAAGATTTGCCGTGATTGGTATTCGGCGCCACCACGTGCTTACACGCATCAGAATGAAATTGAATCGACGGTAGGGGATTGAAACCCACTGTGGTGATCTACCACCGGCAACATAAGAGCCCGTTCGCTCCCTTTAGCAATCAGCCAGCTGGACAGGATTACTAACGTGACCGTCAAATTGTTATGGTTCAGTGACCCTCTCAGGGACCTCAGTGTGAATCGAATCACTTAGCTAAGTTTATGAGTGTAAGCGAATTTGAACCAAATAGGATGGATGGTGTGGTCAACGACGTTTCAAGTCTTTTCGTCTCCGCCACTTTTATACACAGGGTTCAACTTAACCCCTTGCATCCAAAACTGTTAAAGAACTGAAAGTAAAAGCGGTGGGGACATTAAAACCCCACCGCTGAGTTATGAAAATGGGGGAAAGATAGAACCCCACATCTTGCGAAAACAGAGAATTGCTTGAGAACCAAGAACATCTCTTTCTATCTAACATCTATGACATTGAAGTTGTTTTTATAAAAAGTCAAGAACTATTTTCAATCTTCACTGTCAAAAGTAATGATGTCACAGATCTCTTTAATTACGAGGATGGCCGCTTCTTTGGCCTTGACCTTCGTCATACCATACGACACCATGATGGCTGCAACTGATGCCTCTGCGTCCTTCTGTTCCTCAGGAGTCATCTTGGGTGGCATCCCTACTACACCGAGAATCGTATTTACTTTACCGGTGTAATTTGCGTCTAAGGCTCCAAGGCCTGTTACTTCGCCAATCCATACGGCGTCGGCGTGCCGCGCCACGGGACACTTCACCTTGTCACCGATATCTACTCGGTGATGGCCGGTGTAGTAGGTCCACTTGTTATCGACTATAATCTCGTCGTCCATATAGAAATAGTGTTTGAATTTTTACACAAAGTCAAGAATCAACTTTCATCAAATCATCTCGAATTGCTTCAAGTTCAGTGATATTTAGCTTTATAACCGGGCATATATCCTTTGCAAGATGTGTGGCCGACAATGTGTCCAGTAGCATTTCTTTACCGGATATGGTTCGGTTCAGATTATCAATAACGGTTTGAATAGTCATGTCACTTTAAAACTTGGTAAAGAATCTTCTTCCAGTCGTCCACGCCAACCTTCTTGTCGTCAAGAATCTTGAAAATAATTGACGAGCGACCAGTCGATCCATAGGCTTGAAGAATCTTTTGAGCGGCGAACTTACGAACCTGCTTCGGCTCCAAGGTCACAGTCGAAGGACCAACCTTCATGGTGCGGCAACCTTCGGCGAACTTATACAACTGAGCCATGATGTCATTGACTTGCTTCATAGCGTCACAGATGCGCGAAGCGTGACCTTGGGCCATGGTGGCAATTTCAAAATCAAACTTCTCGGTCAAGTAAGCGAAGAAGCCAGTGTAGTTCTTCTCGCCAACACCATCGAAGTGCCAATCCATATAAACATCAATCACCTTGTCGATGCTTGAGATTTCGGACTTGGCACGGTGCAGGAACAAGTAGTGAGCAGACTTCACCTTGCGGATGTTCTGACCATCATTGTAATAAACGCACAAGCCCTCTTGGTCCCGAAGAACCTCGACAGCATCGCGCATTTCAGCCACAGAGTCATACTTGAAGGTGCGAGGGCGACGAAGTTCCATCGCGTCGGCAATCTTATCCAGATTAGACTGGGACTGCATATAGTAATTCTCGTGGTTGATAATGGCAATCAAAGCCATGTCCGGCTCGTCACCATAGTCAATGACGATACGATTGGTCGGAGACATCCACTCGAACACATAGGATGCATCGGAGTTCTCATCATGTTCCAGAGCACGGATAAACACCCCATACTTCTCCATCAAGAAATCAATCTCGTAACCATTCGGTTGTAAGCGAGCGTTCACGGTGCCACGAGTGCGAACCACGGTGTGACCCTTGTAACGGGAGAAAATCAAAGTGGAGTTGTGGACTAGAATTCCATTCGCAAAGAAATTCTTGGTATCAGTCTGAACATCATATAACTTTGAATTAGACTGTATTTTGTTGATACTTTTTAATTCATCCTTCTGCCGCAGCTCGTCCACGCGGCGGTAACAATTCAAATTCTTGACCCAAACGCGATGGTTGCCAGTCAGTTTTATTTTTTTCCCATCTTCAAGTTCGAGTTCATACCATTCGACATTTGGGGATTCCTTTACTGAGTGTGCTTTTATTTGCGTAAATTTTTGTTTGTTGGTTGTGTGACAGAACCCAAGAACTTTTCCTGAGAACTTAGAATCGCATATCTCTCGAATAGTCACTTCGCCATCAGTGGTGACGAGTGTGGTGTCGCCGTCACAACAGCCGTCCAGCTTCTCAACCATGGTAGCACCAGTCAAGTCCTTTGGGGCTGGATAAAGCTCCGGCTTCTCGTCCCAATTAAAGAACTTGCGGAAGGATAGCGACACAGGATTGCCGTCCATATCCCAAACAGAGGACCGGAAAATATCAGTTTCCTTGGACCAAGCGGTTCCAATAAATTGTGGTTGAACCAACACAACTTCATGCTCACCAACGAAATGCTGGTGAGTCATGAAGTTCTCAGACGAAATGGATAGGAGGTTGACCTTCATGTTTTCAATAATGGATAGCTTTTTTATAAAAGTCAAGGACTAAACACCCAGATAATTCCTATTGGCGGTGAACAAGTTACGAACGGACGATGAAGCGTGTTTAGCCAATCCTTTCGTATTGGAGTATACCCGATAGTCGAGCATGGTTGTGTATTTAAAATCATCATGGAACCAGCTCCACGTCTTACGACTTGTAGCACCCCCACTCCATTCGGCGCAGATAACCTTAAATCCAGTCTTGTTCAGAATGAACCCATTATTGTGCTGTAAGTCAAAAATCCGGTCCAACAGAAAAATATCGTCCTTGATGGTCTTTGATTCCTTGAGCTTAATCAGAAAGGCAGTTCCTTCCGCCCAACACTCACCACCATAACTGTCTTCCCAATCTATTGCGGGGTCTTTGAACATATTTTCAATGGTTCCCAAATCCACTTCATCGTGACCACCACGACGACGGAATTCTGCTTTGTATTTAGCATATTTCTTACTGTTGGCCTCATATTCGAGTTCTTCATCCTCTGTGGCTTCGGCCGCACCCCAATCACGGCAGTTATCAACCACTCCAGCGTGCCTATCGGTGAAGTGACGAATCTCGCGACGAACCGAATATTCCAGAGCGTCAATGACCTCAGCTTTCACTTCAGCCAAGACACGGTTAAACGTCTTATCAATCGCGGTCTCCTTAGCATGTGGTAGAAAGTTGGTTACAGCATATCCGTAGGTGGCTAGCCCAATGGTGCGGAACCAAACTTCATTCATGACGTAGAAATCAAAAAACAGGCTTGCCAGCCGTTTTGGATATTTAAGACTTTTGTGTTTTTTGTAACTCATATCTCTGACAGTGATAACTTTTTTATAAATGTCAACAAAAAACCCCTATTTTGCTAGAACAGGGGTCGATAAGGCCAAGGTTCATACCAAACCAAGCCACTGCGGAGCCGCTATGACCGACGGCTTAAATAAGACAGGGCCCGCCGTAGCGGGCCCCGAGCTCCTGTCACACCTGGTGACCGAGTTGAGAGGAAAGAAAACCCGCGGCGGCCAGCCACGAATCGTTCGTGTTTATTCATTTCTTTTTAGCGGAGGGCTTTCCCTCAAATAGCTTCGTCTTGCGAATCTGCTCTTTTGATGGATTGACCTTCGGAATAGTAGGATGTGAATTGATGTATTTGTGTCCGTTGGAATCTGAAATCTTCATAAATGTAACCAAATTTAACTATGGAGAAGAAATCAGAATCGCCGAACTAAATTGAAAATTAACGATTTAGTAACAAACCGGGCTGATTTCCGCGGGCGATTACCCGACCATTGACATCCATCGTCACCCCAGCCGATACACGGCCGACACGCTTCTGGTTGTGGTCAAGTATGAGATAATTCTCCCCGGACTCTTTGATAATGTATCCGATAACTTTACCGGTTGGACCTTGAATTGTTGTAGTCATGATTCTATGGTGGTTGAATGATTTATAAAAGTCAAGCCAAAAGTGCAGCGGTCCTCAACTTTCCCATCGCGTAAGGGCTGGGAACATCCTTGAACCCCCACCCAGCGCTTTGGTCGTAAGCGTAAACGTCGAACCTCGTCGACTGTGCCACCGAAAGGTGTGTTCCAACGGTCTCACGACGAGCTTGTGCTCGACGCTTGGCAGGAATGTCCTTAGAGAGAAACTGAACCCGATTAGGATTTCGCCCCTCACTGCGGACCCTCAATTTGAGCCGTCGCGCTTCCTTACGGATAGCTTGAAGGGTATTCAATCCGTCCTTATCGTTATTGACGGTCAGAAGATAACTTTTAGATTTACGTTCCATATAGAATCAGACTGAACTTGTTTTTATAAAATGTCAAGCTTTATGTTGGGGCATAAAAAAATTCCTTTTAAGGAATTTTTTTTACTGAAGGTTGAGACTACACCTTCAACGATTCATCTTTTGAGGTTACATTGTTTGACCTCTTATCCACGTAGTTTTACCTACGTTGTGAACCAATGGCGCCGTTTAAACTCAGGCGGTCGAGAACTACTCCAAGATACTCGATACAACTTTCAACTTGATAGAGGAGCTACCCCCACCGAAATCTACTTCTCATATCAAACATTTTCGGCTTTCGGCCTACGATGCTCATCCTTCCCTTTCGGGGGACGACTTTGCCAACTTACTCTTGAAGCGGATGGTGGCTTTTGATTTTATAGGTTTCATTAATAGTGAAATTGGCCTTTACGGCCGATACCGAAGCGACGTGCACCATCTATTGTGGCGTGACCTTTTGGGCCACTCTATGCAATCCATCGCCGTACTTTCTCTTTGCTGAGTTTAAGCCATGACCGACGGTGCGGAGTGGGTATTTTAAACCCACTTCACCGACAGACATTGAACAGAACCACTAAGCTGCAAAGGCTTCGTAGGACTATCCTTACGTTTCATTCTACTATCTCGACGGATGTTGGACTTCCCCAAAGGTTACACCTTTTTATCTTCCCTCGCCATGTGGTATTGGGATTTCGTTTAGAGGACGATCGTCTACGATTCTAGGACCGCCGGCTATAACACCGTGCGATACATTACGAACTACGCTTGTTTAACTGACCGCGGTGCGGCGACAAGGATCGGAACCTTGCCTTTTCCCACCTTGCGGTGGGCGTATCTTAATCACCCTTGCGGGCGAAAGGACATCAAACTGCCCTTAAATTGTTATACTGTGAAAGAACTGAAATTCATACTCAACTCAAAGTTGAGCCATATCGTTTCCGTTGCCCGGAGATATGATGTCCGCGTTTGTTAGACGAAAAATGCGGCCAACGACTGTTAATCGTTGGCTAATGCCTTACCCACATGAGGTGGGAGGGCGTAAATTGGGTGCAGGAGAAGGAATCGAACCTCCGACCTTTTGGTTATGAGCCAAACGCGCTGCCGCTGCGCCATCCTGCGACAAAATCTGTGGAGCGAATGTCCGTTTGAAGGGAACTGAACTCAGGATTGAGCCCGTGCTGACTTACACCACATTCGCATAATATCTAAAGAACTGTGAGTGCCATCACTCAATTGAAACTCTACTATACATTAACTTTTATAATCGTCAAGAACTATTTTCAGAAATTCAAGGATTTTGCTATCTTCCATAGCCTGATACTGTTACAAGTCTAATAATCTGCTTTTCCTACTACATTCTATTTTTCTCATCATCATCGTCTATCTTTACTTAAACTTGTTTCTGCGAGCCGCGATTATTACCGCGTCAGGTTCAATCCATTCAAGAGAAGCTGCCCTACCATGTTAAAGTATTAAAGAACATCTACCAATCTACACATATATATGTAGATGTCAACAAAAACTTTCAAATTGACCAAAATTATTTACGATTTTCCTTGATGCACACGTCGAAACTCCAACCACCATCTGGCTGCATTCCCTGTTCAGACCAAGAAATACTGGTGATGGTGTATTTGGGATAACGCTTTTGCACTAGTGGTTTAAACTTCTTTTGCACTTCGCGGGCGATACCATCGTCGGTATAGTGGTGCCACTCAGTGCCGCGCCCAAACAGTTGCAGCTCATATGGTTCGTCGGTGTCGCAGAAGTCCCTCAGCTTCATTCGACTGACGGCAAAGGTCTTCTTCGAGATTTCCTTCTTACACCACAACGAAGTTCCGTTGCCTGTAATTTTAATTGCTGGTTTGATTTTAATTGCTGGTTTGATTTTAATTGCTGGTTTGATTTTAATCATAAATTTCGATGGGTGTATATTTAAGCGAGCTCCGTAGCCATAGGGTGATAGCGAACCTCAGCGCGGTAATAGTCTCTACTCTTACCACGTTGAGAAGTGTGATTTGCCGTATACAGCTTGCCGCTGTAACTGATTAGGACGTGGGAACTCTTACCCATGCGGTTGAGACTCTCAAGAATCGTTTCTTTGATTTTCTCTGATTCGCTGGAAGGGAACTCATGCTTTTCAGTTACGATTTCTTCGGAGCCGGTATTGACTGCGAGAAGTTTTACAATTTTGTCCATATAGATGACATTAACTGGTATTTTATAAGTGTCAAGGAAAATGATTGCCGGCCGATTCCACTCGACCGGCAATGCTACTGACGACTAAAGTAAGTCAAGGTGCTCCGCAAGGTCCCCGTCGTTCAGTGTGTCCAAGTTATTCAACTTAGCCTGAACACGACGGCAGATACTTTCCTCAATACACTTAGCACCATACACAATCGCTTGATAGGACTTCGTGAGACCACCTTGACGCCACACCCGACCCAACGCCTGTCGCAGGTTCTGTGCAGACCAATTGGGGCTGATGATGGAAGCCCGTGGGAACTTACCGTTCAAGTCATGGAGACTGATACCGGTTCCACCAGCAGCCATGTTGACAATCAAGATTCTCTTTCTGTCACCGTTGAATGCCTTGATATCAGCATCCCGCGCCTTGGCACTTTGTCCACCGATAATGAAACCGATTTCGGACTCGTCGATTTTCTTAGACTTCACCAGGCGTCCGAAAATACTATCCACCGAATCCTCAAAGTTCACGAAAATCACAACTGACTTCCCTTCGTCATAAAGGTCTTCAGCCATCTGAACAAACAACGGAACTTTGTAAAGTTCAGCGAGACGACGTGCCTTCATCATGATAGCAAAGACGTGTTCACGATATCTCGCACAACGGTCTTCAAGCTTCGCTAGTTCCGCCTCCATTTCGTCATAGACGCTTATTAGCTTGTTTTCGTTCGCTCCAAGGTCAAACGCCTTGGCCACGATATGAGACTCAGGAAACAACTTACCGAACTGCTCAACGGTCATCCGAGACGTGCTCTTAGTCGTCTTGAAAAGGTAGTTGTGCAACTCCTGCATCGCCTTGGTTGCCTCGGGACAATTCATAGTCCACGTCATGGCACCCCAACGACCAGTCCACATTGCTCCGTGCATCCGACAGAAGTCGTTGAAGTTATAGAGCTTGTGCATGTTGGACAGATATCCAAACGCCTTCATTTCCAAAGGACTACACGCAATGGTGGCGGAAGAAACGACTACACGGTAGCCTTGTGCCTTCAATGCGACCATCATCCACGAATTCGTGGTGTTGACTCCCTTACACCGATGCCCTTCATCAACAACGATTAAGGCGTTCTGTGGGAAGGTGAACCAAGGCATTTCAACCAGCTCATCCTTCTTGAAAGGATTGGAAGGGTCGGGCATCTTCTTCCACTTCATCCACTTAGTCTTGCCTCGACCAAGACGTTCGAAGTTAATCAAAGCCTTCGGAACAATGTTGAAGATTTTCAGAACTTCTTCCCATTGAACGATTACCGCCTTGGGACAAAGGACCACGAAGGGAACATTCATCTCGCGTGCAACTGCCGCACCGCAATACATCTTGCCGGTGCCAGTTTCAGAAGTGTCTACAGCAAAACCGTTTAGGTAAAGTGAGTCTACCAAGGTCTTGACATGTGGAATTTGGGGTTCAAGCAACCCTGTGGAATTTATAGTCGTCATATTTGAAAGACCATCTTGGGTCTTCTTTTATAAAATGTCAAGAAGTATTATCGTAGTGGTTCCTCAGATTGTTCGATGTTAAAGTATTCCTGCATCTCGGCAACCTCATCCAAGGGAAACACTATCTCTAGCGGTTCCTCGGATTGTTCGATGTTGTCAGCGGTCTTATCCATGATTTACCGGTCATCCTTTCCAAAGCTGTTCATCCAATATACCACGATGGTCGTGGCGGTCCGCTTGGAAACAGTAAAGATCCTTTCCACGCCGGGGCCGGCTCCGAACATATTGGTCTCGCCGGATTCGCGGAGTTGGTCGAGGTAAGTGAGATGAGCGTCGGTGACGCCCGCGGGGCGATTAGTGGTAGTATTCATTTGATTATAGAGATTTTTACTTGACCAATTTTTACTCGGTGAGAATCCCAGAGAGGATATTCAAGTTCTTCATTGGCGAGAGACTTAGCAAAGCGTTTAACACACTGAACAACTGTTGACACAACCGTGCCATCATTCTTGTAGAATGTGACTTTCCAATTATGTGGTTTCGGTATCATGTGGAGTGAGGGCGACGACGCCAGTAATTTCAATGAAAGCGTCGTCGGTATCAGTGATTTGCTCGTCGGTGAACTCACCGTCTTCAACTATTCTGCGAGCATCTTCGGCGTTGTCAGCCTCGACTTCGATGGTCTGGCGACGTTCAAACATTAGAGTTACTTCGAATTTCATACCCAGAGTGTGGGCTTGTTTTTATAAAAAGTCAAGCCCTATTACTGTTGTTTTTTGCGTAGGCATATTGATTAGTTCGACCTACCTCGCCCGACGAAAACGCAGTCCATCGGGCCGATTGAGCACACGGCGTGTGCGTAGTCTTCACCGAGGAAGAAGAGTTTGCGGTGCGTGTCCTTGTCCCTCGCCGATCGTGTGTCCGGGTGCAGGATCGTGAACCACTCCATGCCCGGTTTCGTCCACGGGATGGTTTTCTCTGCTCGCTGCACGCTTTCCTCAAGCTTTTTGATATGACTTTGCGCCCACTTTGGGAGAGTCTTTATGTCGTGAGTTACTTTGAATTTCATACTCAGAGTGTGGGCTTGTTTTTATAAAAAGTCAAGCCTTCGCCTGTTGTTTTTTGCCGGTGTGGGGTAGGTATTTCGAGCGCGGCGACGGGCGTGGAGGCCGCACGTCGGCTGCGTGAGTAGCGAGCCACGGCGGGCAAACATATCCCACGTAATTTCGCGCCGTTGATTGTGCGTCCGCAGTTTCGATGATCTCTGGAGGTGGAGGTGTGTTCATGGTTTTGGGTAGTTTAATCTGACAATTTCAGCGCATTTTTTTAGTGTGTTCTCTCCCACTCGACAGGCGTCGGCGGCGTTGGAGGTGTTTTGGACATGAGTAAACTTTCATGGTGTTATTGTGGTGTGTGTTTTTATAAAAGTCAAGGATTATGTTTCTGAGACAATCTTGTCCCACTCGTCACAGGCGCGGTCGATTAACTCACGCAGGTCTTTAATGCTAACGTCCATACTGTCGGCGACATCGTGATAGAGTTCAGTCGAGAACCCCCCCCCCAGACCGCTCGATTTCAGAAATCAGTCGTGGAAATTGAATTGAATTATTTTCCCAATTGTTTTTCATAAGTTTAGTATAAGCGAGCACGCTCTTCGGAATTTTCTTTCCAAATAGCCAATTCACGTCCTGTGTTGATGGGGCACGACCATAAGTGGTCGTTCCAATTTGATATCAACTCAGCACCAGCAACATCTATGACCACTGCCGTGAGACACTTACTTCCCAAGAAGACGTCGCTGATTGCTTCACAGAGTTCAGTGATAACGTCCTCCAATTCTTCGTTGTCGTGTTTTTTCATAAGTTCAAAAGTGAGTGGGCGTGCCCTCGATGACATCCATCTCAGGGTCGTTGTTGATGGAATTATCGACATAACTGGGGTCGATACCAAGGTCCATATCAAATGCAATTTCATTGGCTTCATCGACATTCTCCGCCTCGACCTCTACGGTGTCACTGACAGTCCAATATCTCCGAACAGAATATGTTTTAATCATGGTTCCAGTGAATAGAACTTTTTATAAGATGTCAAGAATTATAACGGGATTATACTTGGTCTACAGACGTAGTGTGGAGCACTACAAGATGTTTATAGCCAAGATCATCGAAGCACGCTTTCTGTACTTACTCATTAGTTCGAAGAGGTCGCCATTTTTATAAAACAGTTCTTGACTTTTTATAAAAAAGGTTTCACACTGGTGTTCTCAAGAGTAGGGAAGCCAAACCCGAAAATGATGTGACCGATAAAACGGAACGATTGGGGGACCGGAGCCTGCGCAAATGGCAAGGCCCGGAAAAATCCTCGCGTTTTATTCTCTCACGCCAATCAAAAAAGTTGTAAAAATACCGCGCCACCCGAAATTTTTGACTACCCCTGACTCAAGTAGTGTATCAGAATTTTTATAAAAAGTCAATAGCTATTTTCGCTCTCAGGATTTTTCATTGAATGTTCAAGGCGTAATCATTTGGTCGCCCAAGTCGTTGGTGGTACGTTCGCCGTAAGTGTTTGATGGCAAGGGATTTAAAACAATTCACCCACCTATGAAACCATTCACAAGTCGTTGATCATCAATGACTTTCATTCATTTAAATCTTATTGAGATTGAGTCCCAATATCAAACTGCGCTTATTGAGATTGAGTCCCAATATCGAAACCTGTCCCATTTATTATAAATCGCTAATATTCAATGACTTACATAACACCTTTTCCACTGAAGGAAATACTGAAGAATATTCACAAACCGGGCCGGGCCCCTGTCCCCCTTTCGATCCCCCAGTTGCGCCCTGCGTGCTTTGTCCTGCCTACTTTTGAGTTGTATAGACTCCTAAAGAATTAAGAGAGTTTTGTTTCGCTCCGTCTAAACGACTTCGCCGAAATCAATCTCTGGATAATTAGTAAGGGTGAATCTTTTTCGCCGGATCGAATCGCATATAAAAAGTGCCTATATCTTAACTGACTGTAGGTAGGTAGTTTGTATGCTTTTTTTATAGGCCCATCAGAGGTCGTGGCATAACGATCTTTTTAGATGTCACTAGGCCCCATGCTTAAAGTCGTTATAGGTCTCAGCCTCTGGAGGGGGGGGCACCTAA